TAGCTTACTACCTCGGTGCGAACCCCAAGGAAGCGGAACGAATTTCTCGTCTTGCGCCTATCATGCAGGCTAAAGAAATTGGGAAGATTGAGGCCAAAATGGCCAACGATCCTCCCGTGAAACGAACCACGTCTGCGCCAGCACCGATTTCACCTGTCACTGCTCGCTCCTCTGGGGGCCCAGCCTATGACACTACTGATCCAAGGTCTACCAAGACCATGACGGATTCGCAGTGGATTGAAGCTGAAAGAGCAAGGCAGATAAAAAAATTGCAAGCACAGGCAAACCGCTAAACAATTTTTGAAGGATTTTTTCCATGTCTAATAGTATCTTAACGATCGACATGATCACCCGCAAAGCTCTCGAAATTCTCGAGAACAACCTGGTGCTCACCCGTAACGTAAACCGTCAGTACGACGACAGCTTCGCTGTTGAAGGTGCCAAGATTGGTTCTACACTGCGTATCCGTTTACCCGACCGCGCTTTGGTAACTGACGGTGCCGCCTTGCAAGTTCAAGACGACAACGAACAGTTCACCACTTTGACTGTTGCTTCACAAAAGCACATCGGCGTGAACTTCACATCTGCTGAATTGACCATGCAATTGGACGACTTCGCAGAGCGTGTGTTGAAGCCTCGTATCAGCCAGTTGGCCTCCAGCATTGATGCTGACGTTGCCAATGCGTACAAAACCATCGGTAACACCGTTGGCACCCCAGGCACCACTCCTTCAACTTCTTTGGTCTTGTTGCAAGCCCAACAGAAGTTGAACGAAAACGCTGCCGTGATGTCTCCACGTTACGCTACCGTCAACCCAGCCGCTAACGCTGGTTTGGTTGAAGGCATGAAAGGTTTGTTCAACCCAACCGACACCATCAGCAAGCAGTTCAAGAACGGCATGATGGGCACTGGCGTGTTGGGTTTTGATGAGATCAACATGTCTCAGTCAATCAAGCAACACACCACCGGCACACGTGCTGCTACTGGCAACACCACTGGTGCTGCCGTGACAACTGAAGGTGCATCAACTCTGACATTGACTGTCGGCTCTGGTGAACTGATTGCTGTTGGTGACGTGTTTACGATTGCTGATTGCTACGCTGTAAACCCACAAACCCGTGAATCCACAGGTTCGTTGTTCCAGTTTGTTGCTTTGGCTTCTTCTACCAGCACCACAACTGCTACTGTGACTGTGGCTCCTATGTACTCAGCTAACCATGCTTTGGCTACCATGTTGACTTTGCCTGCTACCAGCAAAGCCGTCGTGTTTGTCGGCACTGCCAGCACTCAGTACCCACAAAACTTGATCTACCACAAAGACGCGATCACTTTTGCGACCGCCGACTTGTTGTTGCCTCAAGGCGTCGATATGGCTGCTCGCGCAGTTCATAACGGTATCAGCTTGCGCGTTGTTCGTCAGTACGACATCAACAACGACCGTATGCCTTGCCGTATTGACGTTCTGTATGGCTTCAGCACAATCCGTCCACAAATGGCCTGCCGCATGTGGGGCTAAATTGATTGGGGGCTTCGGCCCCTGTCTTCGTAACTCTTTTTAAGGAAATTTATCATGGCATTACCTAATGGCGCAGGCGGTTACCAAGTTGGTGACGGCAACCTGACAGAAGCTCAACTTACCGTACAAACCATCCCTACTACTTTGACCGCAGACACTACTCTGACTGCGGCTGATGTAGCAGTTGGTTTGGTTGTTTGCAAAAAAGCAAGTGACGCTACATTGACCGTGACTCTGCCCACAGCAGCGTTGCTTGATGCAGCTATCCCAAGCGCAAAAGTTGGTTCAGCTTTTAGCTTAACAATTTGCAACAACAACAACACTGGCGCATCGTCTACCGTTCCGGTCACAACAGGCACTGGTATTACGATCTTTGGCTCAGTCACTGTCCCACGTTTCGGTGCTTACACCTACCGTTTTGTGAAGACTGGCGACGCAGCTTATTCGGCATTTTTGATGTAATTAATAGGGGCTTCGGCCCCTATTTTTCAAAGGATTAAAAAATGGGTAATACCAAATCAATTGGCGTTGCGTACAGCGACCAAGACATTGACGGCGGCACCATTGGTGCTGTTACTCCAGCAACCGTGGTTGGCACAACCGTGTATGCCACCACTGAAATTGGCTATTCCGCAGCAGCACAAGGTGCTGTGACGCAGTTAACAGACAAGTCCACAGGGGTAACTCTGAACAAGTCTGCTGGCCGTATCACAATGAATAACGCAGCATTGGCGGGAAGCACTGCTGTATCGTTCATTTTGACCAACAGCACGATTTCTATCAATGACACAATCATTGTGTGCGTTTCTAGTAATACTACTGGTAGCGCGGCGGGGGCTTACACCACTTACGTTTCGTATTTGGCTGCTGGTTCTGCTTTGATCACGTTGCGGAATTTGACTACTGCCACTTCATACTCTGAAGCTGTCATCATCAACTTTTCCATCATCCACGGCGCAAGCTAAACCAAACGGGGGCCTAAACAGCCCCCTCTTAAACTATGGCTGTTATCTACATGTCTCATGAAGTTCACGGTGCCAAAGTTGCTACTATGGAGCTTGAAGCCGTAGAAGATGAAAAAAATGGCTGGGTGCGATATACTTTAGACACGCCTGTTGAGGCGGCTCCACTGGAAGTCAAACGTCGTCGTAGCCGACCCACAGAGGTGGTCGAACAAGGAGCATAAACATGGCCACATACACTGCTGGCGATCAAATCAATAGAGCATTACGATTGCTTGGTGTGTTGGCTGAAGGTGAGACAACTTCCGCGTCCGTGTCTCAAGATTCGCTGATGGCGCTGAATCAAATGATTGATTCATGGAACACCGAGCGTTTGGCTGTTTTCAGCACTCAAGATCAAGTATTTACTTGGCCAGCGGGTCAGATTAACCGCACCCTTGGCCCCACAGGTAATTTCGTAGGTAACCGACCAATACTGTTGGACGACGCTACCTACTACCGCGACCCAGGCACCAACGTGTCTTACGGCATCAAATTTATCAATCAACAGCAGTATGATGGCATTGCAGTCAAAACTGTAACTAGTACTTATCCACAGGTCATCTTTATCAACATGACCTATCCTGACGTTGATATGTACATCTATCCCAAACCTACACGGGACTTGGAATGGCACTTTATTTCGGTTGAAGAATTGACCCAGCCCGCCACTTTGGTGACCAATATTTTGTTCCCACCAGGCTATTTGCGGGCATTCACATACAACTTGGCAATGGAAATCGCACCTGAGTTTGGCGTGGAGCCAAGCCCACAAGTGCAACGCATTGCAATGACATCTAAGCGCAATCTGAAGCGCATCAACAATCCTGACGACATCATGTCGATGCCTTACGCCATTGTGTCCTCACGTCAGCGGTTCAACATCTACGCCGGTAATTACTGATGCAAACGCCAATTCTTGGCTCCAGCTATGTTGCCCGCAGCATCAACGCTGCCGACAACCGCATGGTCAATCTGTACCCAGAAGCCACGCCAGACGGCGGCAAAACTGCGGCTTTTTTGACGCGGTGCCCTGGGTTGGAATTTTTGCAAACGATTGGCACAGGCCCTATTCGAGCCTTGTGGGCCCACCAAACCAATGGGTCAAACATCTTTGTGGTGTCTGGCAACGAGGTTTACAAACTTGATGGTATGACATCTGCGCCCACTTTCTTGGGCAATGTGACCGGCACGGGCCCCGTGTCTATTGCTGACAACGGAACCCAGCTTTTCTTTGCCTGCAACCCTGACAGCTACATCTACAACGAAGTCACCGACGTGTTCCAACAAATCACCGACCCAGATTTCCCTGGCGCGGTGACTGTAGGCTATTTGGACGGTTATTTTGTGTTCAATGAGCCCAACAGCCAAAAGGTGTGGGTGACGTCGCTGTTGGATGGTCTGTCGGTCGATCCGCTGGACTTTGCCAGCACTGAAGGCTCACCCGACGGCTTGGTGGCCATCAACATAGATCACCGTGAAGCATGGATGTTTGGTACCGACTCAATTGAAGTCTGGTACGACGCTGGTTTGGCTGATTTCCCGCTGACCCGCATCCAAGGTGCTTTCAACGAAATTGGCTGTGTGGCTGCGTTCTCAGTGGCCAAGCTGGATAACGGTTTGTTTTGGCTGGGCACTGATGCCCGTGGCCAAGGTATCGTTTATCGAGCAAACGGCTACACCGGCCAACGGGTATCCACCCACGCCATTGAGTATGCAATTGCTCAATACGGCAACATTTCAGACGCGGTGGCTTACACCTACCAGCAAGAAGGCCACGCCTTTTATGTGCTGACGTTCCCTACCGGCAACGCCACATGGGTTTACGACGTGGCCACCCAAGCGTGGCATGAACGTGCTGGCTGGGACAACGGTTCTTTTACCCGTCATCGGTCTAACTGCCAATGCAACTTTATTGGCAACACCATTGTTGGTGACTTTGAAAATGGCAACATCTACAAAATGACCTTGGATGTCTACGCTGACTATGATGAGCCTCAAAAGTGGCTGCGCTCATGGCGAGCCCTGCCCAGCGGCCAGAACAACCTCAAGCGTACCGCCCACCACAGTTTGCAATTGGATTGCGAATCCGGCACTGGTTTGGCCACTGGCCAAGGCGATGACCCACAGGTCATGTTGCGATGGTCGGACGATGGTGGCCACACTTGGAGTAGTGAGCATTGGTCGCCTATGGGCAAGATTGGCGCGTACTACCAGCGCGTGTTTTGGCGTCGGTTGGGCATGACGCTCAAGCTGCGGGATAGGGTCTATGAAGTGTCTGGCACCGATCCTGTAAAGGTCGCCATTATGGGCGCTGAATTGATTCTGAGCCCGACCAATGCCTGAACAACTTAATATAACGAACCTACCTTCGTCGCGGGTCGAGTTTATCGACCCTCGCACGGGTTTGATGTCGCGTGAGTGGTATCGGTTTTTTTTGAACATATTCAATTTGGTTGGTGGCGGCAACAACCAGACATCTTTGGACGATCTGCAACTTGCACCTCCACCAACCCCAGCAATTGCGGGTGGTGGCTCAGGCACGGTCACATCGGTCGATGTATCGGGCGGCACCACAGGTTTGACCGCCAGCGGTGGCCCAATCACCAGCAGCGGCACTATTACCCTTGGTGGCACCTTGGCGATTGGCAGTGGCGGCACAGGCTCCACATCAGCGGGCGGCGCACCATTTGCGCTCAAAGGTGCCAACACCGACATCACCTCGGTCACGCTGACCAGCGGCACGATCACCACCGCGCCCACATCAAGCAACGATATTGCCAACAAGTCTTACGTTGACAGCATTGCTACCAACGTCAATTTCCATAGCGCATGTAGCTACGCCACAGCCGCAGTGTTGCCAGCCAACACCTACAACAACGGCACCGGCGGCGTAGGCGCAACTCTGACTGCCAACGCCAACGGTGCGTTGGTTGTGGACAGCTACACGTTTGTGTCGCCTGGCGACCTTAACAAGCGGGTGCTGGTCAAAGATGAGGCCGCAGGGGCCAACAACGGTGTCTATACGGTTACCCAAGTTGGTTCGGCCAGCTTGCCTTACATTCTGACTCGCGCAACGGATTACGACACCAGCGGCACAGGCGTAGACCAAATCGACCAAGGCGACATGATGTTGGTGCTGTTTGGCACGGTCAACGCCAACACTTCTTGGGTGCAACAGACCCCGCTGCCGATCACTGTGGGCACCACGGCGCTGGTGTTTATTGAATTTGCTGCGGTGCAAACATACACTGCTGGTACAGGGTTATCCCTAATTACCAACCAGTTTTCGATTACAAATATCGGCACGGCGGGCACTTACGGCTCGGCCACACAAACGCCGGTATTGACCACCAACGCGCAAGGTCAGGTCACAGGGGTTACCAACACCACAATCACGCCTGCGGTGGGCTCAGTTACGGGCTTTGGCACTGGGGTAGCCACTTTCTTGGCCACGCCATCCAGCGCCAATTTAGCGGCGGCAATGACCGATGAAACAGGCACTGGCGCTTTAGTGTTTGCCACTTCACCCAGCTTGGTGACGCCGATCCTTGGCACACCGCAGTCTGGCAACTTCAGCACTGGCACGTTCACTTGGCCAACCTTTAACCAAAACACCACAGGCACTGCATCCAATGTGACCGGCATTGTGGCCGTGGCCAACGGCGGTACTGGCACCGCCACGCCGTCGCTGGTGGCAGGCACCAACGTCAGCATCACTGGCACTTGGCCAAACCAGACGATCAACTCCAGCAACCCAGGCGGTACGGTCACATCGGTGGCCGCCACCGTGCCGTCGTTCTTGTCAATCACCGGCTCGCCAATTACTTCGTCGGGCACCTTGGCCATCACCTACTCAGGAACGGCGTTGCCTATCCTTAACGGCGGCACTGGCCAAACAACCGCTGGCGCAGCGTTCAACGCCTTGTCGCCCATCACCACCACGGGCGACCTGATCATTGGCAACGGCACCAACAGCGCCACAAGGCTGGCCATTGGGGCCAACAACTACGTCTTGACATCCAACGGCACCACGGCAACGTGGGCGGTGGCCACTGGCAGTGGAGCGACAATTACCAACGACACAACCACGGCCACCAACGTTTACCCTACGTTTGCTGCCGCCACATCGGGTTCGCTGGCCACAATCTATACCAGCAACGCCAATTTGTTGTACAAGCCGTCCACAGGCGAATTCTTGTCCCAGCAATTTAATGCGGGCAACGGAATTTACGTCAATAGCAAAACCGTTTCAACGAGTTACACTATAGCCACTGGAAATTCAGGCATGTCGGCTGGGCCGATCACCATTGCTAGTGGTCAGACAGTGACGGTTGCGTCAGGTTCCCGCTGGGTTGTTTTGTAAAAGGTGCTTCAATGACTGTAACCGCCAAAAATTTAGTTCCAGCCAAAACCGTTGAGGCAACGCAGACAACGCAATATATTGCCAATGGCGTGACCACGATCATCGACAAATTCACAGCGACCAACTACAGCGGCTCGTCAGCCACCATCAGCGTCAACCTAGTTACCGCCACGGGCACCGCCAGCAACGACAACTTGATCGTCAAGCAACGCACCTTGGCCGCGTCTGAGACTTACATCTTTCCTGAACTTGTTGGCCAGATATTGCCTTCTGGGGGTTTTATCTCCACAATTGCAGGTACAGCCAGCGCCATCAACATGCGCGTCAGTGGAAGGGAAGTCTCATGAACGATTTAGTTGACAAAGTTAAATTTCGTCAAAACGTTTTGACTGTTCAAGCCGGATTAGACGCCATGATCGCCAATGGCGAAGTGGAATCTATCGCTGAAGAATGCACGTTGAAACATTATTTTTCACCTAAAGACGAAAAGTATGGCTGCTGCACTTACGCCAGAGAGATAAAGCTCCCTAAAGGGTCGATAGTAATTGGAAAAATACACCGGCACCAGCACCTTAATTTCATCACGCAAGGTGAAGTTATCGTATACACCGAGTTTGGCGAAAAGCATTTAAAAGCGCCTTGCACGTTTGTCTCAGAGGTTGGTTTGAAACGTGTGGTTCGTGCGTTAGAAGACACAATATGGACAACTGTCCATTTGACTGAATTTGAATCTGAAGCCGAGCTAGATAAAATTGAACACGAAGTTATCGCCCCGTCGTATGACGATTTGGGATTGATTGCATCTGTTGACGCATTGCCGCAAATACCGGCGCAAGGAGTTTGATATGACATGGGTAGGAACAGCAGTTGCAGCAAGCACCATATACGGCGCGTATTCAGCAAACAAAGCGGCAGGCAAGCAAGCTGACGCAATGGATCGCGCTTCGGAATTGGAATATCGGCAATACCAAGAAGACGTTGCAAGACAAAAGCCTTTTTACGATGTAGGTGTCAATGCGTTGCCAGAACTGGTTGAAGCGTCAAAATATCAACCGTTTACTATGGATAAATTTCAAGCCGATCCAGGCTATGCGTTTCGCTTAGGCGAAGGCACAAAAGCCTTGGAGCGGTCTGCGGCGGCCCGTGGTGGTTTGCTGTCTGGCGGCACGGGTAAGGCGTTGCAACGGTTTGGCCAAGAGTTTGGTTCGCAAGAATACACCAACGCATTCAACCGTTATCAGGCCGAGCGTACCGCTCGTTTGCAACCTTTACAAGCATTGACGGGCATGGGTCAAACCACTGCCCAACAAATAGGTCAGCAAGGTCAGCAGATGGCCACAAATGTTGGCAACAATATGGGCAGCGCGGCTGCGGCTAGAGCATCTGGGTATGTTGGCACTGCAAACGCTTTGACGGGCGGTTTAGGCACATATCTAAACTATCAGCAAGGTCAAAATACGCTTGCGGCTTTGCGTGATAGGGGTCAATATACACCTGGTTCGTATAATTTCCGTGGCCCAATGGAAGCGTAAGGAATAAAATATGCCTATCGATCCTAGAATTTCCCTTGGTGTTCAGCCGCTTCAAGTAGCTGATCCAGTAGCTCAATACGGCCAAGTGCAAAACATTTTGGCTGCTCAAGATCAAAGAAGAGCTGCGGGTACTCAAAACGAATTGGCGCAAGCACAGTTGGGCCAAACTCGGATGGCGATTAAAGAAGCGCAAGAAGCGCAAGACTACGTAGCCCAAGTTATGGCCAAAGCCAAAGAAAACGGCGCGCCTACTGACGACCCTATGGATGCGGCTATGCAAATGCTGCGGCATCCAAACCCAAAAGTCCGAGCAGCGGGCCAAAGTTTGTTTGACGCAAACGAAAAAGTTTTGGCGTACCAACAGCAATCTGCGTTCTTAAAAGATCAAACCCCAGCGCCGGTAGCGGCTCAACCCGATACAGAAAACAAACTTGCGCCTGCGCCTGCTGCGTCAGTCAACGCTATGGCTGCGCCAGCAGACGCCAAACAACAACTTGCGTTAAAAATAAATGACGGCGACAGAAAATACGGCAGCGCGCCTGGGTGGTTAAGACAGCGTGAATTGTTGGTTGAAGAATACAAACGTGTAGTTGACCCACGGCACGCTACTTTTTCGGCTATCAATCCAAAAGATTACACGCCAGAATCAATTGCAAAATTTAGTGCATCACAAAATTACGCTGATTTGGTTCCAAAAGTTGACATTAAAAATACAAATTTGGGTAACGTCAATCCTGCGGATTACACCCCTGACTCGGTACAAAAATTTGCCACATCAGGTAACTATGCAGATTTGGTTTTAAAGCCATCAAAAGCTGATAACGTAATTGCTAGCGTTACGCCATCGGATTACACGCCCGAATCTTTGGCTAAATTTGCAACAAGCAAGGATTATGCAGACTTGGTTTTAAAACCAACAAAAGCGGATAAATCAGTTTCCAATATCAATCCTGATAGTTACACACCAGAGTCTGTGGCTAAATTTGTTACATCAAACAATTATGCAGACTTGGTGTTAAGAGCACCAAAAGAAAGCAAAACAATTGGAACCATTAACCCTAATGACTTTACGCCAACATCAATAGCTAAATTCAATACGTCAGGAAACTATGCGGACTTAGTTCCAAAACCACAAGCAAGTTCTGCAACACCTGCTGCCCCTGTTGCAGTTGTTGGCGCGGACGGAAAAGTTAAATATGTCAGCCGTGAAGAAGCCATAAGCAAAGGTATGACGCCTGCCAACGCAATGGAAGGCTTGGCACCAAAAGAAATTCAAGCCCGTGAAGCTAAGTTCCCTGCCGCCACATCTGCGGTTAAGACGTTTGAGTCAAGCGCAGATAAATTGGCGGCTGATTTGGAAAGGCTGGCCAAGCACCCTGGCCTATCTGGAATTTCAGGCGTGATCTATGGCCGCACACCAGCGCTTACCAAAGACGCGCGGGCAGCGCAAGCGTTGTATGACAGCATTGTTGCTCGCGGCGGCTTTCAAGAATTGCAAAACATGCGAGCATCGTCCCCGACTGGCGGCGCGTTGGGCAACGTATCAAACCAAGAAGGTCAATACTTGCGCGACGCGTTTGCACCTATCAACCGTACGCAAGATACCGCTGATTTGAGTAGGTCGTTAACGGAAGCGGCTAACGCAACTAGGGTGTCCAAACAACGTGTGCGTGAAGCGTATGATCTGACTTATGATTACAAGAATCAAGGTAAAGCACCCGCAGGCGCTGTCGACGCCAACAACCCCTTGTTGAAGGGAAAATAAATGGCCGATTTAGCCACGATCCTTAACGATCCTAACTACGTCAACGCAAACGAGGCGACAAAGGCAGCTATTTTTTTAAAGTACGCACCTGAAGACCCAAACTACGTCAACGCAAACGAAGCCACCAAGCAAGCTATCCATGAAAAATTTGGTGTGCAAGGCGTTGCCAAACAAATTAGCGAAAGCATTGCCACTGCAATGGGTTCGTCAGACACACCATCTGAAATACCTGCGCCGCGCGCAGAGCCCACAACCTATGAAACAGTTCGTGAGTTTGTCGCTCCAACCGTAAGTATGTTAGGTGCGGCGGGGGGTGCATATGCTGGTATTCCGTTCGGCCCTCCAGGTATAGTTAGCGGCGCTGGACTAGGCTACGGCATGGCGCAAGAAGCGCTTAACTTGGCTGATATTTATATTGGTGGCAAAGCCCCGCGTGAAGGCGCGGCTATGGTTACTGAACCCGTTAAAAACGTGTTGGAAGGCTCAGCATACGAAGTTGGCGGTCGTGTTGTGGCCCCGTACGTTGGTAAAGTAATTGGCGCTGCAATGGACTTGCGTCAAATACCAGCACAAAAAGCCGCAAAGATTGCCCGTGATGCTTTGGGCGATGATTTGCCCCAAGTGCTTAACGCGCTTCGCACTGCGCCACCAAACCTTAGCGCAGCGCAAGCCACGGCCAACATCACCAACCCTACATGGCAGGCTTTGATTGAACGCCGTTTGGCCAGCGACCCCAAGTTTGTGTTGAACCTTAAAAACATGAATGAGGCCGAAGGCGTCAACGCGTTGGCCAAATTGGCGGGCGGTACTACTGCGACTGAAACACGCGCTACGCTTGAATCCGCCAAAAATAATTTGAATGCTATGACGGGCCCACAACGTGAGGCCGCGCTCAACCGCGCCAATTTGGGTAACGATGTGGCGGCGTATGAGGCTCAGGCAGGCAAGTTAAGTGCGGAAGCTGCTGCTGAAGTTCAGAAAGTGCGTGATTTGATTAAAGCGGGGAATGCCGCTGAGGCATGGGCCAGACTTGACTTGATTAAACGCGGTTTACCAGTTGGCGCAACTCCGTATACTAATTTTGGCCAGCTTTCTAATAAAGCGTTGAATGAATGGTCATCTAAAGCGGCTGACGCTTCTCTTGATCTTGGTCAAGGCGCTCGGTTTGCTCAAGGCGCTGCCGATGCTTTAAGGTCTGTGGGCGTCAAACCGTTGGAGACAGCACCGCTTATTCAAAATATCAAGTCTATGACTAACAGACCTGAGTTTGCTGGCAACGACCTATTGGCTGGTGCAGCAAAAAATGTTGCTGACGATATTGCCAAATGGACGGCCAGCAACGGCGTGATTGACGCTGTTGCTTTGGAAGCCATCCGCAAAAATTCAGTCAACGCTGCAATTCAACAGTTGCGCCCAGGGGTTGACGCAACCACTCAACGCAATCTTGCTGCGTCGGTAATGGCCAAAATCAAACCCTTGATTGATGACGCCATTGAAGGTGCTGGTGGTTCTGGCTGGCGCGATTATTTGACAAACCACGCCAAGGGTATGCAACAAATTGCGGAGAAGAAACTTTCAGGCGAGGCGCTCAAACTGTACAAGAAAGACAAAGACGCGTTTGTGCGCTTGGTACAGGGCGAATCTGACGACGTGGTAGAAAAGATTTTGGGCCCTGGCAGTTACGACATTGCCAAAGAAGTAAGCGAAAACACTTTGAACGTGTTACGCGATCAAGCTGCCAAAACTATCCGCGAAGTCAACATCAAGACTCAAGTAGCGGGCGGCCAAGAAGCGCTTAAAGAACTGATGCTGCAAAACTTGTCCAAGTTCCGCTTGCCGTCGTACATTACTGCTGTGGCCGCAACGACTAACAAGGCCATGCAAATTCTTGAAAACAAGATCGGCGCAAAAACGCTGGGTACGTTGACCGAAGCGTTTAAGACACCTGGTGCAACCGCAGACTTGTTGGAAAGTTTGCCTGGGCCTGAACGTAATCGAGTGGCAAAATTGCTATCTGATCCTAAAAGCTGGGTGCAAAAAGCAGCAGCGCCAGCAACCATTGGCGTAACAAATGCGTTAGCGCCCCCACAACAAAACCAAAACGCGTTGGCTCCGTAATACCCTTAAGGAAAACACATGGCTGGCTTAACCCCCTCCCCCAAACAACAGATTTTCGGATCGGATGGCTTGCCTCTTGTCGGCGGCAAAATCTACACCTATGCGGCTGGCACTTCAACGCCTATCGCCACATACACCGATTACTACGCCACCACGGCCAACACCAACCCGATCATCTTGGACTCGTTTGGCCAAGCCAACATCTGGTTAATCAACACCACCAGCTACAAATTCATAGTCAGGGACGCAAACGACGTGTTGCTCTACACCGTAGACAACATCTCCATTCCCTTGGATTCTGGGTCTTTGGCGTCGCCCCCACCGATTGGCAACATCACCCCCAACACCGGCGCGTTCACCACGCTGTCGGCCACGGGCACGGTCACCTTCTCTGGCCAAGTCAACTTCACCGGCACGGGAGCCGCCAAGTCCAACGTAGGCACCACGCCCCAGCGCCCTGCGACGCCCGTGGCGGGGATGTTCCGCTACAACACCACCTTGGGTACCTTTGAGGGCTACGGCACAGACTGGGGCCCATTGGGCGGCGGCGCATCAGGTGGCGGCGGCAACTCGATCTTCTACGAAAATGATCAGACGGTCACCATAGAGTACAGCATCACTGCTGGCAAGAACGCCATGTCTACGGGCCCGATCACTATCGCTGGTGGCTTTGTGGGCAACGGCGTGATCTCAGGCACGATTTTGAGTGTTGACTCTGCAACCAGCGGCGCGTTGTATGTTGGCAGTGTCATTTCAGGCACCAACGTAACCGCAGGCACTACAATCAGCGCGTTTGCTTCTGGCACTGGCGGCATCGGTACTTATGTTGTCAGCCCATCGCAAACAGCCATCAGCGGCGCGATCACGACAACTGTCACAGTCACTGTCCCTTCTGGCTCACGCTGGGTTATTCTGTAAAGGAAAAATATGTCATCAGTAATTATTTCAGGAGACACCAGCGGGGCTATCACAGTTTCCGCCCCTGCTGTTGCGGGGACAAATACGCTGACACTTCAAGCCGCCACTGCGACAAGTTCTGTCAATACATTGGGGACAGCGGTTGCGTCTACATCTGGCACTTCAATTGACTTCACAAGTTTGCCAAGCTGGATTAAACGTATTACTGTGATGTTAAGTGGTGTCAGTACGAGTGGAACATCAAATTATTTAATTCAACTCGGCACAGGGTCAACAACTTATACGACATCTGGATATGCTGGCTCTGGATCGTTAGTGGCGTCAGCAAGTGTTACCACAGCTAGAAGCACTGCGGGATTGTTTTTGAGAGTTAACTCCGCTGGCTCTATTACGCATGGTCAGGCTGTCATCACTTTACTGACAGGCAACACATACAGCATGACAGGAACTTTGGGTGATAGCGTTAACGATCAACTCTATATTGGTGGGTCAAGTATTGCGCTTGCCGCTGCCCTTACCGCAGTCCGCATCACAACAGTCAACGGCACAGACACATTCGATGCTGGCACTATCAACATTCTGTACGAAGGATAATCATGTCAATACTTGCTTTAGCTTCTAACACGCTGGTAGGTACGCCAGGCGCTGGACAGATTGAATACAACGGACAGTTCTATGGAACTGATAGTGCTGCGGCAAGAGCGCAGTTGCAAAGGATTACTCAAGGTACTGTTGTTGCAAGTACATCTGGCACTTCAATTGATTTCACTGGCATCCCTGCGTGGGTAAAACGCATTACGGTGATGATGAGTGGTGTTAGTAGTAGCGGAACATCAAGCCCTCAAATTCAAATTGGGTCTGGTTCTGCTTTAACTACTGGATATGTAGGTCAAATATGGTTAGGAAATACAAATAACGCATCATTTTCAACTGGGTTTCAATTTGCTACAGGCACATTAGCAACATATGCGTATTATGGTCAGGCTGTTTTAACCAATATAACAGGCAACAGTTGGGTCTATTCTTTTACTGGCGGCGCAACAACCGCTGGCGCAGGCATTGTTGGGGGAGGTTCTAATACTACATTGTCTGGGGTTTTGGACAGAGTACGCATAACCCATGTCAACGGCACTGATACCTTTGACGCTGGTTCAATCAACATTTTGTACGAGGGCTAAATCATGGCAGTAACAATTGATGGATCAGCAAGCGTCACGATCAACTCAGGTGCGGTACTGGGGATTACCTCTGGCACTGCTGTTGCCTCTACATCAGGTACAAGCATTGACTTCACAGGTTTGCCAAGTTGGATTAAGCGTGTAACAGTCATGTTTAGCGGTGTTTCATCTAACGCAACATCATTGTTCTTAATCCAGATTGGTTCTGGCTCTGTAACAACTTCAGGATATTCATCGGGTTCAATATTTTCAGGTACTTTGGTTACATCAACTGCTGGTTTTCTCGTTGACCCAAGTAGGGCGGCGGCTAGTCTTATCTCTGGCAATGTGGTAATTACTTTGCTTGGATCAAATACCTACACATCAACAGGCGCTGTATATCTCCCAAGCACTTATGTTGCAACAAGTGCTGGCGTTTCACCCGCACTTTCTGGCGCATTGGACAGAGTACGCATCACAACCGTCAACGGCACAGATACCTTTGACGCTGGCACAGTAAACATCATGTACGAAGGATAAACCATGACACACAGAATCGTAGTTAATGTAGAGACAGGCGTGACCTCAATCGTTGAGTACACACCTGAAGAACAAGCAGTGCATGATGCGGCGGTAGCGGCACAGGTGGCGGCTGAAGCAGCAGCAGCACCTGTAGTTGAGACACCGACTGAGCCATGAGCGAAATAGAAAAAGATCACGCCGTCCACGTTGCGGTGTGCAGTGAACGCTATGCGGCGATAGAGAAGGCATTTGTCGACGGCGACAAGCGCATGACGCGCATTGAGTACCTGCTCTACATTGTGATCGGCGCGGTGTTGCTCGGCCCAGGCTTTGTTGGCACGATGGTCAACAAATTGATAGGCGTGTGAAATTGATCCCATCTCTTTATTGTTCGCTGCCAATGCTTGTGTCGCCGCCATCAAGGAAGGTTGTGAGCTTTACAAGCAAGCAAAGACCTCTTTCATGGAGGTTAAGGCTACTGTCGATGAAGCTGTTGGAATCGGAAGAGAAATTTATGGTTTCTGGGGGACGCTGGCAAAATTCTTTGGCGGTGCGCCAACTCCTGTCGCGCCCAAGCCTGTGGCGAAAAAGAAATACGTCGCTGTTGACGAAACGCAGGTCATGGTTGGAGTTGTCAAAAATCTTACAGAATTCTTCAGAATCCAAGAACAGTTAGCCGCCCACATCAGGGAGGAAGAAGACAAGTCCAAAAACGTCTACGAGCCTGACCAGAACCAGATGGAAGCCGCGTTGAAGCGCGTCATGGCGCAAGATCAGATGGCAGCACTTGAGGTGACAATCAGAGAAACAATGGTGTACCAAAGCCCTCCTGAAATGGGCGCGCTGTACAGCAAAGTGTTTGAGATGCGGGATGTCATAGCATCTGAACAAGAATCTGCCAGACTGAAGCAAGAGGCGAAAAACAGGCGAGAGGCATGGCAACACAGGGAAGAGGAAAGAAACCTGCAAGCAAAGCTGGCGGCAGTGGTAGCGACTTTTACATTCCTCCTCTACCTTTGGTTGTGGCTCCTGTTCGTAAGTCAGTGGGGGAAGAAATGATCGGCTGGATCGCTGCTTGCGTACTGATCGCGTTGCTGTTGCCTTTGATGGGCATGTTGTATTTGGATGTGCTGGAAACAAAGAACGCGGCCAAAGCGCAAATTGAAAAGGTTGAAAAGTTGAGAAGGCAGCTTGAACAACAGGAAAGGAAAAAAGATGAGTAAGCAGTTTGAAAAAGATTCAGAGTACGACAAGTTCGACACCGACCACGACGGCATTGTCACTGACGCTGAACTGGCGCGCTCAGAGCGCATGATCACCCTTGAGAACATGGACAAGATGGCCGATCAGCAACGCATCATGGCGTGGGCCGCGTTGGTCGCACCGCCTGTACTCATCGCGTACCTAGCGTCAGAACTGGTGGCGCTGGATAAGGTCAACGCGCTCAACGGTCTTGTCACCACCTACTGCGCCGCGATGGGCACCATCGTGGTAGCGTTCATGGCGGCACAAGCGTATGTCAGAGGCAAGGCTGAAGGATGAGTATCTTCAACCCTTGGGTGATCCTCGGCTTTGTCTTGGCGATGCTGTCAGCCTTTGGCAGTGGATACTACAAGGGCGAGAATGATGAGTCTCAGCGTCAGCAACTTGAGATCGCTGCACTCAACGCCAAGGCGCGTGAGACTGAACAGGCGATGACAAAGGTGGCGCAAACATACGGTGACACATTACGAAAGGCAAACAATGTTGCAAAGATTAAAGAAGCTAAGTTACGTGCTGATCTCGACTCTGGCGCTCTCAAGCTGCGGATTCCTGTCAAAGCGCCCAACTGCACCGTTTCAGTGTCCGAAACCCCCGCCACTGCCAGCGGAAGTGATACAGGAACAGCATCAGCCGAACTTGACCGACAGACTTCTGAAGCTCTTATCGCCATCGCAGCCGATGGAGATGCCGCCATCAGAAAGCTCAACGCCTGCATCCAAACCTATGAAACCTTGAGGAACATGAAATGAACCTGACACCTAATTTCACTTTGGAAGAGTTGACCCACACCGACCACCGCGAGTTCGACAACCTGCCTGACGCAGACGAGTTGGCCAACCTGTATCGCTTGGCTGACTTTCTTGAGCAGGTCAAGGTCGTGTTGGGTGGCAAGCCCATCATCGTGAATAGCGCGTTCCGCAGTGCGGAAGTCAACCGTGCAGTGGGCAGTTCGGATAAATCACAACATCGACGTGGCTGCGCTGCCGATATTCGTGTGCCTGGCATGACGCCAGATCAAGTCGTGAGCGCCATCATCGACGCTGGCTTGCCCTACGATCAAGTTATCCGCGAGTTCGACCGTTGGACGCATGTGTCGATCCCCAACACCGAAGACAACAAACCACGCGCAATGGCGCTCATCATCGACAAGCAGGGCACACGCGCCTACGCTTAATCAGCAAGGAAGTGCAACAGCAAGATGATGCCGCCAATGCCAACGATTGCGCCGATGAACAAGACTCCGATGGTAATTAGAAGTTCACTCATTTGTTCTCGGCTTCAAGTTCACGCAAATCCATAGCCACGTCGGCCACGCCGTGCCAGTCGCATCTGGCGATCATCACGTGCAGGTATTCAATCAAGATTCTGCGCTGGGTTTCGTAGTCGGCGTAACTCATTTATTCAACTCCCTGTACGCCTTGATGGCGTCTTTCAATTCGTTCTGCAATTGTTCGATGCGTTCTTGCTGCTCTTGCATCTTGGCGTACGCTTCTTTGGCAAACTTGGCCAAGTTCTCTTGGCTCCACAAATCAAAGTTCGGCATTTCGTTTCTCCTTGATACTTTGCGACAACATTTGGCGCAACCACTTGGCCCCACCTAAACGCTTCCACTCTGCATGATGCGCCGGTATCAACCGCACACCTATCTGTCTAGTTACGTCAGTCATTTCACTTTTGGGTCTTGGCATTTGTGCTCATCTCCGGCTGATTTGGTTAGAAAAATAAGGTAGCAGTTACTGCACCGCCATACAAGACCTTCTTGCATGACCGTCCTACCGCGCTCGCGTCGTTTGCCAAAAAATGTTCTGATTGCTTCAATCATGTCAATACCTGTACTTAGGGGCACACGTCACGTCAGCCACGACGTCAGCGGTGTAGTTGTTGATCTTGCGTTTACTAAACACCATCACTGCGCGCAGGCCAGAGCTTTCACACTCTTGCACGGCCAAGATGACTTCGTTGCGACTCATAGCCTGGATGTTCTTGTCCAACACCATCTTCTGCTCGGCGGTGCCGTTGCTGTCAAACATGGGCGCGCTGCCCGCGCAGCCGCTCATCAATAAAAGTAAAAGGTACTTCATGGTTGTTTTGCCTCATGTAAAAGTTCAATACGTTCACGCGACGCTCTGAGCGTGGTGTAGCGTTGGTGCAGTCGCTCCAGCACCACCACACGCTTGGCGTTCGCGCGCTCATGGGTCAGCATCTCCAACACCTTGGCTTCGTCAAAGGTCTTGAGTTCTTCATTTAATTTTCGCCATGTGAGTTGCAATTTTGTCCTCCAGTTTTTTAGTTAACGCCATGCTCTTGCTCAACTTGCGCCAAGCAGCGTTATGGTCGCGCCGATAAATTTTTTGAATAGACTTCTCAGCCTTAAGCTGGGTCTTCCAGTTGTTCAAACGTACACTCATTTCAACTCCTCCATTGCAATATCCGACACGGCGCGCTTGTCGTGTAGCGCGCCCCAAATCTTTTCATCTATGGTTTTGTTTGTGAGCATGACGTAACACCAGACGTCGTGCTTTTGTCCTGATCTGTGCAAACGCCCAACGGTCTGCTCGTACAGTTCCAACGACCAAGGCAGGGACAAGAAAATGATTTTGCACCCGCCAAATTGAAGGTTGAGTCCGTGACCCGCCGATTTCGGATGCACCAGTAAGAGCTCAATTTTTTCTTCGTTCCAACGTTGAATGGCGTTCTTGTCGTCAAGGGTTTGGGCGTGGGGGTAGCGACGTTTAAGCTCTGCCAACTCCTCTTGATACGTGTAAGCAATGATCGTATTGGCTCTTTGATTTTCATTTATCAACTCCTCAAGCCGGTCAAATTTGTGCGAGCTAAACCACACTGGCGTCTGTGTGACGATGAACTTACCAGGCATATCGGAGGCCGTCTTACGTGTGTCGTACACAAACCCGCTGGCCATCTGTTGCAACTTACCTGTCACCACGCCCGCGTTGATGGCCGTGACGTCCAGCGCCTGAAAGTCAGCCTTCATCTTCTCGTAAGGCTTGCGATCGTCCAGATCGCACCGCACCTCGATCACATGTAACGGCGGCAGTTTGTCAGCGTATTCGCCAGCGTCCAAAACATAGGTAGCCGGTTTGATGCGCGCCATGACATCGGCCAACGCACCAACACGCGGTGCCCACTCGCCAAACTCTTTATTGATCAGCACAAAGTACTGTTGCATGAACGCGCCTTTGGAACGACCAAGCAACGACTGGTCAACGATCTTGCACTGGCCAAACACATCTTCCAAGCCGTTGCTGGTGAACGAGCCGGTCAAACCCCAGCGCACGACCATAGGGTCAATGATCTTTAGCAACGATTTGAAACGTGTGCCAGATGGGTTCTTCAAGCGCGTCAGTTCATCAAACACGATGCCGTCAAAGTCCAGCGCCTGCTCGGCCAGCCATTGGATGTTGTCGTAATTACTCACCACGATCTGCGCCTTAGAGCGCAGTGCTGCGGCGCGTTCCTTGGGTGTGCCGACCGCCACGGCCAAAGGCACGTCAGGTGCCCACTTGGGTTGCTCAATTGGCCACACGTCGGTGCACACGCGCTTGGGTGCCAGAACGAGGAACCGCTTGACCACGCCGTTGGCCAGCATATCTTGCATGGCCGTCAATGTGATAGCTGTCTTGCCAGCGCCAACAGGTGCCAAGATCATGGCTCGGTCGCGCTCGTAAAGGAAGTCAGCCGCTTCGTCTTGGTAAAGTCTTAACTCCATTGTGTTGCCATCGCGTCAGCGATGCCTTGGTATGTTTCGCTGCGAATCTTCCAACGGTCTTTAGATGGCGGCAGTTTGTTTTGCCCACTGGCGGTTTGGTTTCCCCGACGTGTTTTGGCGTCGCCTGGCAGCATGTCGGTCGGCGTGAGCAGCGGCAAGTTCTTTAACCAAAGACAAGTCTTTTTGCTCGCGTCGTGGCCAAACCACCACGGCTGAATGATCTGGTCAGGCTTGCGGATACGGCTGCTGATGATGCTGATCGGGTTCTCAACGGCAATGCGTTCAATGGGCGCGTCCATCAGACGTTGCACAAACGCCAGCGCATCTTCTGTCAATTGCGGATCGCGCAACCCGCGTGTCGTCCAGTGCATACCAGACACAGACAGGTAAGTGCAAGGTGGGTGGGCAATCATCAAATCCCAACCGTCGTTGATGATGTCAAACACATCGCCTTGGTAGTGCGGCCCTGCTGCATCGGTTGGCAGTAAGTCGCACGACATCGCGTCGTGCCCCCGCGCAATAAACGCGTCCCGAACACGACCACTGTACTCACACGCCACCAACACTTTTAATCCACTCATCGACTTGCTCCGTTGTCCATAAACATGCGTACTTCTGATTCAGCAAAGTCATGTCCGACATGAACATCTTCTGCAACGCTGACAGCCTGCCACCCTTGGTCTTCAACTCCACAAACCATGTACTGCCATTAGGCAGACACGCGATCCGATCTGCAACACCTTTGCGCCCAAGTGACGTGAACTTGTACGTCTTGCCACCTATGCGCTCAACTGCCCAGACGAAATGATTTTCAACTATTTTTTCTTTCATGTCAAAAAGTTTAGCACAGTTTTATTTTCTGTGCTATAGTTCAGTCTCATTCAATTACAGGAGAGTTCAGTGGATCACAGTAAGATAGTCGGCGGCTCAACCGCCAAGCGCGTTATGAATTGCCCAGGCTCTGTAGCCTTGGTGCAGAAGATGCCGCCCCAGCCCAGCAACAAGTACGCGGATGAAGGTACGCTGTTGCACAACGTCATCGCTGAAATAGTGATGTCAGACAAATCCCCCGAAGAATTCCTTGGCACCACCTACAACGAGCAGGTGTTGACGTTGGACTTGATTGACGACAAACTGGTGCCTGCTCTTGCGGCGCTGGATAAGATAGACCCTAACAAGGAGATGGAATATGAAGCTGAAACTCGCGTTGGTTTTGGTGACTTGTTGCCTGGTGTTTTTGGGAGCACTGATCTCATTGGGCGGATTGGTAGCCGTGCTGTCGTATTGGATTGGAAATTTGGTGACGGCGTGGCTGTTGAGGTAGAAGAAAACCCACAGTTGATGTTCTACGCCGCTGCGGCTATGCGTACCGAAGAAGCCAAGTGGGCGTTTGACGGCGTTGACGAAATCGAAATGGTGATCGTGCAGCCGCCACAGGTCAAGCGTTGGGTGACGACACCTGCGCGCATTGCCCAGTTTGAGAAAGACTTGGTTAAAGCAGTCAAGTTGGCGCAGCAACCTGACGCTGCACTCAAGGTTGGTGACCACTGCCGTTGGTGCGCGGCCAAGCCCGTGTGCCCACAGATGACCGGCGCTGTTGACCGTGCCTTGAAGACGCAAGTCGAAGCGATCGACGTGCAGACGCTGGGCTCGTACTTGGCCAACGCTGACATACTGGAGGATTGGATCAAAGACCTTCGTGCGCTGGCGCATCAAATCTTGGACAGCGGCGCGCCAGTGCCTGGGTATAAACTGGTGGCCAAGCGTGGCACACGTCAGTGGGTAGATGAAGCGCAAGCTCATGTAGAGTTACGCAAACTGGGCATTGAGCCCCACAAAGAACCCGAGTTGGTTTCTCCAGCGCAAGCGGAGAAGGAACTCAAAAAGCGCAAGATGACATTGCCCGACGATCTTGTCGTGTCAGTGTCTTCAGGCACAACATTGGCAGCGGAGAGCGATCCCCGTCCGGCAGTGTTGCAAATCGGGAAGCAGTTGACTGCTGCCCTTTCTAAACTTCAATAAGGAAAATCATGTCCAATTTAGTAGCGTTCTCTCAAGCGGGCTTGCCCGCAGTCTCCACCCTGTCAACCGCACTGCGGTCGATCCAAGCAGACGTTGGCCCAGCCGGTACAGCTATCCTCAAAATGGATAAGACTGGCCATTGGGTCTTCGGTGCCGATCAGACCGAAGTTGAAGACGACAGCAAGTGGGCGATCAACCCCTTCTCCTTTGTCCACGGCTACATCGCTTGGGGTGATGGTGAGGTGTTGGCCGAGAAGATGGCCAGTGTCAGCCAGCCGTTGCCCGAACTTGACGAAGCGCCCCCAGGTGCCAAGAAGGGTTGGGAGACACAGGTCGGCTTGTCACTCAAGTGCATCAGCGGCGAAGACAAAGGAATGGAAGCGCGTTACACCACGACTTCGGTCGGCGGTAAAAAAGCGGTTCAGGCCATTGCAGTCGCGTTGGCCGAACAGGTCGAGAAAGATCAAGCCAAGCCAGTGGCCATTGTGCGTCTGCGTAAAGACCACTATGCCCACAAGAGCTACGGCAAGATTTACACGCCTGTGTTTGAGGTCATCGAGTGGGTCAGCATGGATGGCGAGCCTGAGCCCGCACCCAAGGCTGAAGAAGCCCCAGCGCCAGCAGCAGGCCGTCGCCGGAGGTCAGCATGAGATTAGAGCTTGACGTGCAAGAAATCAACGCTGTGATGGCGTTGCTCGCTTCGCTGATGGACAAAATCCGAATGCAAGCCCAAGCGCAGATGCCTGCGCCACCTACGCAAGAGTAATCTTCCTGATGCCGCGTGACAGGCGGCATTGGAAAGGAGACACGACATGAAACATGTTATTGGTTTGAGCGGCGGTAAGGATTCAACAGCATTGGCGCTTCGTCTGATGGAAGTTGAGCCGCGCGAGTATGAACTGATCTGCAACGCTACCGGCAATGAGTTGCCTGAGATGGTCGAGCATTGGGCAAAGCTGGAGCGCATGTTGGGTTTGCCCATCAAGAAGGTTGGCCACACGACTGACCTGTATGGTTTGATCGACGAGCAGCAGATGCTGCCCAACTTTCGCGCCAGATGGTGTACGCGCATTCTGAAGATCGAACCAACAATTAAATACTTTGAAACGCTACCCGAAGGGTCTGTGCTGTATGTTGGCCTTCGCGCTGACGAAGAAGCACGGCGCGGCATCTACGGCGAAGACATGAAGATTCGCTTCCCCATGCGTGAGTGGGGCTGGAAGGAAGCAGACGTTTGGGAATACTTGGCCAAGCGCGAGGTCACCATCCCCCGACGCACTGACTGCGCTGTGTGCCCATACCAACGCTTGGGTGAGTGGCGCGATCTTTGGCGTGACTACCCAGAAGAATACGCAAGAGGCGTGGCCATTGAAGAGAAGCTCGGCCACACATTTAGATCACCCCAGCGCGACACTTGGCCAGCGTCCCTCAAAGAGTTGGCCGTTGAGTTTGAAAGTGGACGCAAGATTCGCGGTGAAGGTAAAGTCCCAACGTGCAGAGTGTGTTCGCTGTAATGCTTTGGTTAGACTTTGAAACCCGCAGCCGATGCGATTTACCCAAGCACGGCGTCTACAACTACGCGCAAGACCCCAGCACCGAAGTGCTGTGCATGTCGTATGCGTTTGATGACGATGACGTGCAGACATGGTTGCCTGGTCAACCCTTTCCTGAGAAAGTAAAAGCGTACAAAGGCCAAATTTACGCCCATAACGCAGCGTTTGAACGCCTGATCTTTTGGTACGTGTTGGGTATCAACTTCAAGCTGGAACAGTTCTACTGCACCGCAGCACAAGCCCGCGCCAATTGCGCGCCTGGCTCGCTCGAAGACGTTGGCCGCTTTGCTGGCGCGTCCATGAAGAAGAGCCACCGTGGTGCCCAACTGATCCGCTTGCTGTCGATCCCACAGGCCGACGGCACGTTCAGACAAGACCCTGCGCTCATGGCCGAGATGATTGATTATTGCGAGCAAGACGTCCGCGCTATGCGTTCGATCAGCAAAGCCCTGCGCCCGCTATCCATACAAGAGGTTGAGGACTACCACGTCAACGAGCGGATCAACGACCGTGGCGTGTTGGTAGACGTGCCCTTGTGCAATGCCGCCGTCAAGTTTGCCAGCGATGAGTTGGTCGAGATTGAGCAGATTGTGGCCGAGGTGACCGAAGGCGCTATTACCAGCGTCAGGTCGCCTAAGATGCGTCAGTGGGTGATCGACCGCGTGGGGCCACAGGCTTTGAAACTGATGAAGACCGGTGAAAAATATTCAATTGACAAGACTGTGCGAGCCAACTTGCTTGCGATGGAGAATCCAGATGAGATACCGCCCGCTGTTGCCGAGGTCATCCAATGCGCGGACGACCTATGGGCGTCTTCGGTTGCTAAGTTCAGCCGCCTCGCAAGCCTCGCAGATATCGAAGATCACAGGGTTCGCGGAGCCTTTGTATTTGCTGGAGGATCAGCCACTGGACGAGCTTCAAGCTACGGAGCCCAAGTTCACAATTTTACTCGCAAGTGCGCCAAATCGCCCGAAGACGTTAGAACTGCAATGGTCAGAGGCCATTCAATTGTTCCACAATTTGGAAAGCGCGTTACTGATGTCCTCAAAGGAATGCTCAGGCCCGCACTGATACCGGCTAAGGGAAAGTCCCTAGTCGTCGCCGATTGGTCGTCCATCGAAGCCCGCGCTAACCCGTGGCTGTCCAACTGCCCCGCAGGCGAGCGCAAGCTGGCCATCTTTGCCAATGGTGATGACGTGTACAAGGTCAACGCTGCTGCCACCTTTGGCGTGGCGGTCGATCAGGTCAACGGTGAGCAGCGCCAGATTGGCAAAGTGCAAGAGTTGGCCTGCGGCTTTGCCGGTGGCATCGGTGCCTTCGCGGCGATGGGTCGGGTCTACGGCGTACACCTGCCTGAGTCAGATGCCAAGCGCATGGTAGACGCATGGCGCAGAGCCAACCCTTGGTCAGTGCCTTACTGGCAAGCCTTGGAAGAAGCCTACACCCGCGCCATGCGAAATAAAGGCCATGAGTTCAGCGTGGGGCGGGTTACCTACCTGTTCGACGGTCAGCATCTCTGGTACGCTCTGCCCTCCGGTCGAGTCCTGTGCTACCCCTTTGCCAAGCTCGAAGCCGACGGCGTGACGTACGCCAAGGCCGCTTGGAAACCGGCAGCAGACGCAACCGAATGGCCACGCGCAAGGCTTTGGAAAGGGTTGGCGTGTGAGAATATCACCCAAGCCACCGCCAACGATTTGTTGCGTCACGCGCTACGCCAGCTTGATGACGTGGTGTTGCATGTGCATGATGAAATCGTGTTGGAAACCGACCGGCCAGAAGAGATGGCCGAGCGGCTTGAAAAGGTGATGTGTACGCCGCCTGAGTGGGCTAAGGGTTTACCCCTTGGTGCAGAGGTGGCAATCATGTCGAGATACGGCAAATAAAAAGCCCGCTGGCAGGCGGGCTTGTAAGGGAGCACTAACTTGGAATTTCTGGAATTTATCACAAAACTCGCCCCAGTTGGTGAGACTGCACTTATTGTGCACCAAAAACCACAATTAAAAGACGGCCAAATCCAGCTACACGCTGACGGCGCAGTCAAATGCACATGGCCAGCGCACCTTCCCACCAAGGGAGTCAAGGCTGGCCAAGCGTGGTACGCCAACACCGCCAGCTTCATCATTGACCGATTCGCCGATGGGCGCGTGTCGGCCAGCGCAGCCAATTGCGAGTACATCTTGGTGATGATGCTGGACGACATTGGCACCAAATCCAAGACACCCCCGATTGAGCCGACGTGGATCATGGAGACGTCCGAAGGATCGTTTCAGTGGGGCTATGCTTTCGTTGACCAGCCCACCAAGGCCGAGTTCAGCGCGGCCATCCGCGCCATTGCAGACGCGGGCTATACAGACCCTGGAGCTTGCAATCCGGTTCGCAACTTCCGACTGCCTGGCTCGGTTAACTTGAAGCCCGACCGCAACATGTTTGCGTCGCGTCTGGTCGGGTTTCACCCAGAGCGCGAATACACCTTATCGCAAATATGTGATGCCCTTGGCGTGACGCCAGTCGAGGCCGATTCGCTCACCTTGCGCCCGATCCGCTTGTCCGACGACGGCGCAGACGACGTGATGGCGTGGTTGTCCGAACAGGGTCTGCTGTTGTCTAAACCCAACGGCGAAGGCTGGGCGGGCGTAATCTGCCCTAATGGCGCAGAGCACACCGACGGCAACCCCGAAGGCCGGTACATGCCAGCCAACCGCGCATACTGCTGCCTGCATTCGCATTGCGTGGACTTTGACTCGCGCATGTTCCTGCAATGGGTGACCGACAATGGTGGCCCAGCGCACACACCTGGCCTTCGTGAAGAATTGTTGGCGCAGGCGATGGACTCAGCGTTGTCCAAACTCACCCCGACACCCGAGTATCCCGACGTGGCGGCTACCGTTATCGCCGAGGTCGAGCGTAAAGAGCTAGGCCGCATTGAGAAGGCCGAGTGGTGGAACCGGTTTGCGTACGTCCAAGCAGATGATGGTTACTTTGACATGACCGACCGGCGCGAGATCAGCCGCAGCACTTTCAACGCGTTGTTCAGGCACATAGATTGCAAGTCGATTCACAACGCCAAGCGCCGTCTTGAGGCGTCTTATTCGTTTGACGAAAACCGCCAAGCCAAGGGAGCTAAGGCGTTGGCCGGTATTACCTACGCCGCAGGCTCGACCATATTGGTTGCCCGTGACGGCCTTATCTACGGCAACCGCTGGCGCGACGCGCGTCCTACGCCCGCAGCCGGTGACGTGTCTCAGTGGTTGGCGCACGTCGAGCGCATGGTTCCCGAACAGTTCGAGCGTGAACACCTGTTGAATGCCTTAGCCCATAAAGTGCAGTTTCCTGGGCATAAGATCAACCACGCCATTCTCATGGGCGGCAATCACGGCAGCGGCAAAGACACCCTCTTTGCGCCGTTCTTCTGGGCTATCGGTGGAGACGCCAAGGCCAATTGCTCATTGGTCAAAAACGAAGACCTGTCTTCCCAATGGGGTTACGCGCTTGAATGCGAAGTGATGGAAATCGCCGAGCTACGCCAAGCAGAGGCCAAGGATCGCCGCGCATTGGAGAACACCCTCAAGCCCATCATCGCCGCGCCCCCTGAGTTGCTCATGGTCAACCGCAAGGGTTTACACCCATACATGGCGTTGAACCGCGTCTTCGTGATTGCGTTCAGTAATGAACGTGTTGCTATTTCATTGCCCAGCGAAGACCGCCGGTGGTTTGTCATTTGGTGTGCAGCATCTAAACTACCAGAGGCTCAGGCCGTGAGCCTGTGGAATTGGTATCAACACCGTGGCGGCTTTGAGGCCGTCGCCGATTACTTGCACACCCGTGACGTGTCAGCGTGGAACCCGAACGCCCCGCCCCCAATGACTGAGGCTAAGGCCATCATGGTCGAGCATGGCATGAGCACCGCTGAATCGTTCCTAGTCGATCAGATGCGCCGCCGTGTGGGTGAGTTTGCCCGTGGCGTGATAGCGTCGCCGTTCCATAGCGTCTGCGATCGCTTGCAAGGTTCTGCACCAACTGGCGTGAAAATTGTTCAAGCAGCGTTATTGCATGCACTCAAAGAGGCCGGATGGGGCGATCAGGGGCGCATCAAATCGCGGCAATACGACACCAAGAAACACATATTCTGTGCGCCCGACATGATTCACATGAACAAGTCAGACATGCGAAATCTAGTCGAGCAATAAAAAAAAGCCCGCACAAGGCGGGCTGTTAAGTTCTAGGCAACTGCTCAAAGACCAAGCAGAACGACAAGTATAGCAGCGATCAACGCCGCGCATATGGCTATCATATGTACCCAGAGGCCTCAGCCTTGCAAGCCTCGACTTCGGCCTCTGTAAGCCCTTGCGCCCAATGTTCAGCCAAGTCCGCACATTCTTGCGCCCTCTGAGCGTCTGGGGCTGTCAGCGCCATGATCAGGGCGCGGGTGACCAGTTCGGTCGGTGTGGGCGCGGGAGGCGGCGTCCAAGGTGCTAAGGCTTGCGCGAATATTGGATTCATTCAGCCACCTCCCGCAACTCTGCGACCAACGAATCGCGCTCACACGTCAAGTCCTCAATCTCAGCCACCGCGCGACCTAATGCCTCGGTCAGACTATCAATTCGCGCCAACAGGTTGGCGGTGTTGGTATCTCCGGCTGTATAGGCCGCGCGTTCTAATTCGGTCGTCGTCATGCTATTGCCCTTTCAAAAGCTTGTTTTGTGTCTTCTATAAATTGCGCTACTTGGTCAAGAGTACAGTCTTCTACTACTTGCCATACCCATATGTCGTCAATCGTCCATTCATTTTTAGCATTGTTCAAAACTGTGATTATTTCGTCATATGACAAATTGACAGGGTAGTCACTCAGCCATTGATTAAGGGCAAATGTTTCAGCAATCGTATTCATGGTGTCACCTCAATTTCTGTTCTGATGTAAGACTTGAAAATATCTAAAATGATCTTCTCCTTGTCGTCTGAAAAATAAATCCCCGCCACCCCGCCATCAGTTTGGCCTAAATGGTCTTGAATGTGCAAAATAGCGTGATTGAACGCCGCGTCTGCGATCGCATCGATTTCGTTTTGTGTGTAAGTTTTCATGGTGTCATGTTCCAAAAGTAAAGGACAAAGGGAAGGGCAAGGAAAAAGGCAAAGCCGATAGCGTCAAGAATTTGGCGCAAACCTGGCCTCTGGCGTAAAAATTTCATGCGGCCACCTCTTCGGTGCGGCACATAGTGCAGTCGTTCCAGTTGTCTTGCAAAAAGTCGTCCAGTTCGGCGTATGAGTCGAACTCGAACTCTTCCCCGCATTCGCGGCATGAGTGAACCCAGAACACGTCAAAACCAATCGAGCAGGCCACCGCCCCCGCCCAGTCTTCAGACCAAACCCATACATTGCCGCTCGACTGATTAACGCCTGCTTGCGTGTGTTTATCAATGGTCAACCCCGCCTTGCGTATCGCAGCTAAACAGTCGGCGAGACGTTCAACGTCCGCACCTTGAAATTCTTCGAATAAGTTGTTCATGTCGTGTACTCCAGTTGATTAAATTGAATTGGTGACAAGTCACCCGCTAACCCTCGAACAAGGGTTAGCAGTTGAACTGTCAGATGAGGTTGATGGTCGGGCGATCTTGCAAACTGTTGCCTTCCCAAAAGTCGTCGATGTTTTCGTACAGTACGACGCACTCGGAATTGATGCCGATCACGCGTCCATCTTTGAGATGGACAAGAGTCAGGTCTGGGAATTCTTGCTCGATTTTGTCGATCATGCTGTCACCTCATCTATCAAGGCCAAAGCCTCGTCCATTGACTCAAACTGACCAAGCGATTCGCTTAGCTCATCTTCGTTAATATATGTGCAAACAGTAAAGCGCAAGCCGCCGACTTCCCGCAACGCGGGGTCTTTGAAATCGCACCACAAACGGAACGTGGTGTCGCCAAAAACCTTCTCAAAGCTCGGGCATACGTCGTTGTGCCAAGACGTGTCAATCCAACCTTTGGGAAGGTCAAGGGTGTCGTCGTAATGTGAGAACTCATTTTTGTATGTCATGATATTTTTCCTTTTGATAACGAAATTTTTACGCCAGTTCGGGTTAGCCCTATGCGTTGGGGTTGAGGGCTTGTTCGACTTCTTCATACGTCGCGGGTTTATCGTTCAACAAGATCTGCCAAGAGAACCGCACATCCGCGCCGTACTCTTCAGCGTCGTCGTGGTCAATCGCGCCGGTTGTCGTGCGGCCTTCGATGTAGTGGTATTGGACAAGTTCCCACGCACCGCAACCTTCGTAGTTTGTGAAAACCTCAAAATGTGCGTCATCAATGTGAGACATGTGCGGCATCATGGCATAGTGCCAAGACCCGCCCATCGTGTAGTCGGACTCTATTGTTGACAAGGGGAAGACTTTGACCGCGCCGCCGCGCAAGGTGACTTGTAGGGATAGGTTGCTCATTTTGGACTCCATGCGTCGGTTGCTTCTGTCAAATGCGCGAAAGGGCTCACATAGCCGATTTTGGCCTTGATGACATCCTCACACTCATTTACTAAATTGCATAGCTCCATGCGCGTCAAATGGGGCATAGCGTCGCTGATCATGTCGGCAAGGTCGAAGGGGTTAACGTCGGTGATGCCTTGCTCTATGTAATAGGCGGCGAAGTTTTCTACAATTTCTCTCATGGTTTACTCCTTGGTTTGTGGACTGAAATTTACTGGACTCTCTATATATACATAATAGAATCGTGCCAACTCTTGTAAGTTATTGATTTACAAGACCCCTCCAAAACCCTATGTAAAGAATTTACTTACAAAATATGTGGATAATGGGGGTCGATTGTGGATAAGGGGCATGACCCACAAAATGGCCACGTAATGCCTGACTATTTTCGCATTGTGGACTATGTACCCATGTTTTTCTGTATTTATTATGAGTTTAAAAATAGTAGTACTATAGATGTATGGTTGAGTGTGCATGCACGTTTGGGCAGCGACAAAAAAAGTGTGGGTACATTGTCCACATGACCCCCCACTAAAGTATTACACGCTAAGTTAGTGCCTACTAACTGGCGTAAAAATCTAAGTTAGTGACCACTAACCAGGCTAAGTTAGTGACTACTAACACCAACCCCGAGGCTAAGTTAGTAAGCACTCACTTCATTTAAGTTAGTAGGCACTAACCAGGCTGCTGTAAGTAAGTGCTCACTAACATAGGGGGTGGGGGTAGGGCCGTCGGCCAGGGCCATACGGTGACGGAGGGTTCACAAACAATTTATTTTTTATTTTTAAAAAATGGCTACACGACTTCAAAGCCAAAAATAATTGCCCACATGACCCACGTTTGGTATATTCGGGCACATGTTTCACAGTCTTCCATTTGAGCCGCGCAAAATCGTTGCGACCGAAGCGCGGTTAAACAAAATCTACGAAGCCGCCAAGCTGGGCTTGAAGGGCGACGCATTGGCGCTGGCCTCTGGCATGCTGCCCACCGAGTACCGGCAACTGTGCGAGCTAGACCCCGTAGCGGACATGGCGGCGCTCAAGGGCAAAGCCGACGGCGAACTGGAGATGTCCAAATGTCTGCACAAGGCCGCGACCGAAGGTGACGCCAAAGCGGCGTTGGCGATCCTCCAGCACTCACACGGCTGGGTGGCCAAGCAGTCCATCAGCATTGATGTCGACCAGCGCATCAGCATCGTCGGCGCGCTACGCCAAGCAGAGTCACGGGTCATTGATGTAATCGCCAACGAACCAAGTCCAACACTGGAACACAAGGTAAATGCAGAACACCATCTACAGCGCTGAAGACGAACAGGAACTGATGGCCAGGCTTTGGAGTCCGGCGATCAAGGACAACCCGCTGGCGTTTGTAATGTTTGCGTTTCCTTGGGGTGTCAAGGGCACACCGCTAGAAAACTTCCAAGGCCCGCGCAAATGGCAGCGCGAGGTGCTGCTGGATGTGGCCGAACACATCAAACTGAACCAAGGCAAGCTGGACTTCGACGTATTGCAAGAGGCAATATCGTCAGGCCGTGGTATTGGCAAGTCGGCGCTGGTCAGTTGGTTAACCATTTGGATGGTGGCCACACGAATCGGCTCGACAACCATCATCTCGGCCAACTCGGAAAGTCAGCTACGCTCAATCACATGGGCCGAGATCACAAAATGGCTGGCGATGTCGATCAACAGCCACTGGTTTGAGGTCAGTGCGACTAGAGTGATGCCCGCCAAGTGGTTGACTGAACTGGTTGAGCGGGATTTAAAGAAGGGCACACGCTACTGGGGCGTGGAGGGGCGCTTATGGTCGGCCGAAAACCCCGATGCGTACGCTGGTGTACACAATTTCGACGGTGTTTTGGTGATTTTTGACGAAGCCAGTGGTATTGACGACTCAATTTGGGCGGTTACTGGTGGCTTTTTTACGGAAAATACGCCAAATCGCTTTTGGATGGCTTTCAGTAACCCACGGCGCAACACGGGGTACTTTTACGAGGCGTTTAACAGCAAACGCGAGTTCTGGCGCACGAAAGTGGTGGACGCGCGCACGGTCGAGGGTACCGACAAGGCGGTCTATCAGCGGATCATCGACGAATATGGGCCAGACTCGGCGCAGGCGCACGTTGAGGTGTACGGTCAGTTCCCCAACGCGGGCGACGACCAGTTCATCGGGGCTGACATCGTGGACGACGCGATGAAACGCACCAAATATCAGGATCAGTCAGCGCCAATCGTGATTGGTGTAGACCCCGCACGGTTCGGGGCGGACGCCACGGTCATCGCGGTGCGGCAAGGTCGGGACATCGTGAAGATCATGCGGCACAGGGGCGACGACACCATGACGGTGGTCGGTCATGTGATCGAAGCGATTGAGGAGTTCAAGCCGACGCTCACAGTGATCGACGAAGGCGGGCTGGGGGCTGGCATTGTGGATCGGCTGAAGGAGCAACGGTACAAGATTAAGGGCGTGAACTTTGGAAACAAGGCGAAGAACCCGATCATGTACGGCAACATGCGCGCGCAGATGTGGGGTGACATGCGCGAGTGGCTGAAGACTGCGGCGATTCCAAACGACAGGTTCTTGAAGACGGACTTGATTTCGCCTATGATGAAGCCTGACTCGAAAGGGACGATTTTCTTGGAGAGCAAAAAAGACATGAAGTCGCGCGGGTTGGCGTCACCTGACGCTGCCGACGCAATTGCTGTTACATTTGCGTTTCCTGTAGCACATCGACAATATGTTGAGCCGACCCGCCGCGTGAACGCGCAAGGCAGTGGATTCAACGCATCATGGATGGGGAGTTAAATGAAGAAAACGGTATCTCTGTCAGTAGGTCGAGGCGAGAAACTCCCTACATCTAAGGGCGCTGGTTTGACGGCCAAAGGGCGCGAGAAGTACAATCGTGAAACTGGCTCTAACCTTAAAGCGCCAGCACCAAACCCTAAGACCAAGGCAGATCAAGGCCGCAAGGATTCATTTTGTGCAAGAATGGGCGCTGTAGCGGCCAACGCCAAAGATGGCGAACGTGCCAAAGCAGCCCTTAAAAGATGGAAGTGTTGATATGGCTACCAAACCTGGACTTTACGCAAACATCCACGCAAAACAGGCTCGTATCAAAGCGGGCTCTGGCGAAAAGATGAACAAGCCTGGCAGCAAGAATGCGCCAACGGCCAAAGACTTTAAAGAGTCAGCCAAGACGGCCAAAAAGAAATAATATGGACTTGGTAGACATATCTAAGTTTTCACCTGAAGAGCAAGCCGCGCTGAACTATCACCGGCAAAATCTTCTTGGCGGAACTGGTTTACGCCACGACGATGGGTCTACTACAACTTTTATGGGTTCTGTTGTCGATACCGACAAAGGATCAATGATTCTCCCCACATATTGGGGCGGTGCGGTAAGATCAGTGCCTGACGCCATGCGGTTTGCGATTAAATCGGGCATAACCTTCCCGACTTACCCAACAACTGAAGCCGCGCTTGAGGCTGAAAAACGTATGCACGACATCATGGAGCAAGACACAACGATGTTTCGCAAAGGAAAGAAATAATGCCGCTCGTTAAATCCAAATCGCCCGAAGCCTTTCGCAAAAACATCAAGGCCGAAGTTGCTGCTGGCAAGCCAGTCAAGCAAGCGGTCGCAATTGCTTACAGCGTCAAGCGCGAAGCAGAAAAGAAGAAAAAATAATGGCAGATTACACAGGCATCGCCGCAGCAGGTGCTGTGGCCAATGGTGGAGATAAGAAGACTGAATCCAGTATCTTGTCCACCGCGCGCACCCGTCTCAACATGGCGATTGGGGCGTTGTCTGAATCCCGTGAAGATGAGATCGACGATTTAAAGTTCTACGCTGGCTCACCCGACAATCGCTGGCAGTGGCCAGCGGACGTGTTGGCCACTCGTGGCGCTGTGCAAGGCCAAACGATCAACGCCAGACCGTGTCTGACGATCAATAAGTTACCCCAGCACGTAAGACAGGTGACCAATGACCAAAGGCAGAACCGCCCAAGTGGCAAGGTTATTCCAGCCGACGACCACGCAGACGTCGAAGTCGCCGAAATCTTCAACGGCATG